ATCACTCATGACGAACACGCAGCTCAGGATATTTTACAGGATTGCTACGAGATGTTTCTAGACGCTATAAACGAAGGAAGGTTTAGGATAGATCGATGTTATATAGACTATGCCCCCGACACATACATCATGGCTATAATCAAAAACCAAGCGTGTAATTGGAAGCGCGATAGATTTAAAAGCTCACCATTAATTGATGAATATTTTTATGAAGGAGACTTTGCACAATACGATTGAATACGATTGGAATGACGAAGCTTGTCGATATGATCCAGAAGATGTGCTTCAAACAGTATGCTACAATGAAGGATACGATAGTGTTTGTGACATGGATAATGATCAATTGATGGGAGTGGAATGGTCTGAACCAGATAACAGTAGGAATAGTTTTGAGCCTAAATTCCGTATTAAGACGGATACATCTTTGGGGGCGTGTTCGATATCTGCCACGTTTTTATACAAAGGGTGGGAATATGAATCTATTGAAGAACTATACACACATCGAAATCTTAGACAAAAAGTAATAGACAAATTGTCTGATGATTAAAATAATTTCTATATTAGCATAAATGAAATCCAAGCTAAGTAACATAACATTGGTTATGGTTGTATGGTCTGCCGCACATCGGGGCCACACGATATAACGAATTTTACGTTAATAGTCCTAGGGTTATTTAACATTGCAACCCCAAAGCGGGGCCATAGAATTTAAGGAGAGGCTTGGCGGCCTCTCTTTTTTATTTGTTATCTTTATCAGTAGGATAGGAATCTTCGCTCTCGGCCATCACACGATTGCTAAAGAGGCTCCCAAATTAGGGGGTCTCTTTTTTAACCCAAAGTATTAATCATCTTTGAATAGAACTCGAAAGATTCAGGGTCCATGGCTTCTTTGAGAAATGCTAAATCCTGATCATCATGATCATACCTCTCCAGCTTGTTCGTGTGGAGCTGACCACCAACCATCCCCTGTCCATGTTTAATCCCTATCGAAATCATCTCGGTTGGCTTAATAGATATCCTTCTCCACTTCATTCGTTTAGCAACAGTAGCCCAAAGCCAAGAGTCAGTATAAGGATTGATGTCGTTCCCCCAATCAAGTTCCATATCCGGAAGTATCATGGTGTTCATTGCTGACGCTCTACGGATATGAACCATCAGAAGATGCTTCTTTAAACGTAGGTTATAATAGATCGTTTCGTTGGTTCCGAATAGATGAGGCTTGCCGTATCTGAACCACTCATGTAGCATATACTCAATGTAAGTGGGGGCGTACCAATCATCATTCTCAATAAAGAATATACAGTCGAATCCTTTACCCATGAGATTCTGATAGCCGGTTCTATACCTCAGCGTAATATCACAATCTTCATTGATGGCGTCGAAATCAACCAGCTCTATATGGTCAGGTTTTCTAAATTGACAGTCCATCATTCGCAGACAATTCTCTAAAAACTCAGGTCGATCTCCCCTGTCCGGGATAATGATTGCTACTTTAAAATTGTTCATTCCACAAACTTATAAAAACCTCAACATTTAGCGCATTCAAACAAACAAAAAAACACACATAGTTTACATTTGGGAGTAATAATTTTCACAAAAACATCGGTTTTATGGCCAGCGATGCAGTAGGTTCAGAAGTAGTTTCAACGGTTGTTGGCTACAAAATAACAAAAGGACAGTTCAATGAAACCTCTCCAAACCTTCCACAACGGGTTGACATTTTCGGAGAAGCCAACGAAGCAAATCAAACAGGCTTAGTTACCGCGGCAGTTCAAATAACCACAGCGAAAAAGGCTGGTGAAGATTACGGATTTGGTTCACCTATTCACATGTCGGCAAGGATTCTATTCCCTGTTAGTGGTGATGGAATCGGAGGCATCCCTGTATTTGTTAGGGCTCAGGCAGAAGCGTCCGGAGCATCAGCGAAACTTTGGGAGATTAATCCTACGGGAGTTGCAACAGGAAACGGAACTCATACTATTATAATCGCAGGGCGTGAAGGAATTGATGGGGATCGATATGACATCAACATTGAAACCGGTGATGATGCCGCTGCTGTTTCAGGTAAAATAGAAACCGCAGTAAACTTAATTATCTCAAGCCCGGTACTTGCGAACGACACCACCTATAGTACAATCCTTACTTCGAAATGGAAAGGTCTGACAGCAAATGACATTGTTGTTTCAGTTGATGTTAACGACAATGCGCTTGGGCTTACTTACGATGTTGAGGATGTTGCGGACGGAGCTGCGACACCGAGTATTTCTCAGGCATTACTAGACCTTGGAAACGATTGGGCTACAATCATCCTTAATACTTACGGAACTGTTGAATCAATCATGGATTCACTGGAAGCTACAAATGGTATTCCAGACCCTATTTCACCAACCGGAAGATTTACAGGAACCATAATGAAGCCTTTCATTGCTTTAACTGGTTCGACTGATGATGACCCTTCGCTTATTACCGACACCAGAAAAGAGGATGTTACGATTGCAATTTGTCCGGCACCATTATCACTAGGGCTTCCATTAGAAGCGGCAGCAAATGTATGTCGTTTATTCGCCAGACAATCACAAGACAATCCACACGGAGATATTATAAATCAGTCTTATCCTGATATGCCAATACCGGCAGACGATGATATTGGTTTAATGGCACTCTTTATAAACAGAGATGCTATTGTTAAGAAGGGATCTTCTACGGTTGATCTGAACGTAGGCCGATATAGAATAAAAGATTTTGTAACAACGTATCACCCTGACGGAGAAATTCCACCACAGTTCAGATATGCTAGAAACCTAATGCTTGATTTGAATGTATTCTTTGGATACTTCTTATTGGAAGAGACGTTCTTGGTTGGGAAAACACTAGCTGGTAATGATGATCAGATTGTAGTCGCTGGAGTGATCAAGCCTAAGACATGGCAAGGGATTGTACACCAATACGCAAACGATCTAGCATCCAGGGCTCTGATTACTGATGCCGCATTTATGCAGGACTCATTATTAGTAGTAATTTCTAGTTCAAATCCTGACAGATTAGAAACATCTTTTAGATATAAACGAACAGCCATTGGACGAATCTCAGCCACTACAGCAGAGGCAGGATTTAGCTTCGGTGGATCATCATAACAATAAAATATTATGGCAGTAGGCGGCGATATAACCGAAATCACTTTTGACCACCCAACAATAGGGTCGGGTTCATTTTTCCCAAAAGCTAATGAGGGTAATACTTTTAAGCCCGGAGGGATAATGGCAAACGATGACGCTAATCAAGTTGGTGGAGATGGAGAGATGATTGTGCAACTCAACAGGACTCTCGGGCATTTCGAAGTTCTTTGTGTAAACGACATGAACATTAGGGACGATATATCTAAGGCTCAAGAGCTACAAGGTGATCCTGTAAATACTGATTTTACTGTTTCTTTAAACAACAAAAACAGTATGGAAAGGAACTGGCCGTCCGGTTGGGGAATTGACATCTGACACCAACGCTTCCACATTTACTTTAAAAATCAATGCTCCTGTATGGGAGAAAATAGTAGGATAAAATGAATGAAAACAAGAATGAAACCGAAACTGCTCCGGCAGAGCAGAAAGAAAAAACGGGTGTAATATCCGAAAATATTGCAAGACGAGACATTGACAAGTGGCTTGACGTTAAAAAAATAAGACCAAAAAAGCGAGAGGAGAAGAAGGAGTCTATTGATAAGCTGGTGGATGCTGTAATGGATGGGATGCTAAGTGTCGAGAATGATGGCAGCAAGTTGGTTCAAAAATTGATACACCCGATTGGAGAAATCCGAGAGCTAAGTTACAAGTCGAGGATATCACTAGCTGAAAAGAATAGACATACGCTTGGAGTCAATATTGCAGAAGACTTTGGAGGATATATACTGGCTCATGTTGCTGCCCTGACAGATAAGCCAAAAACTTTGGTTGGAAAGATGGATACAGAGGATAATGATATTGCAAATTCTATTGCCCTTTTTTTCATATAGAAAGTGAAGAAAGTTTAAACAATGTAATCAAATCAGTAGTGTGGAGTTTCCACTGGCCACCAGAAAAAATTGAAAGTCTGTATCTTGATGATATGGACTTTCGTGGTTTATACTACTGGTACAATGAGATAAAAAACGAGGGCAAGGAAGAGCCTGAAGACGAAGAAAATGGCAGCTAGTCAATTCACCATACCAACAATATTCAAAGCTGTAGACCAGTACAGCAAGATCGTTAAGGGTATGCAGAAGACTACCCAAACCTTTAATCAAAAGGCTCAAGCCGGTATTGCCAAAAGTGAGCGCGCATTCAGAAGACTCACACCAGCGATAGGTGCAGCGGGAAAACAGTTTCTAGCTATGGCTGGAACTGCTGCTGCTGTGGTTGCAATATTTTCAGGAATAAGATTTTCAGTCAATGCCATGATAGAGTACGAGGACGCTGTTGCGTCTGCTATGGCTATAACCGGAACGACAACAGAAAC